AAGGTAACACGCGTTGCCTTCTTGTGGTGATGTTACGGCGGCATCTCTAGCGGTGGCATTGGCAAAAACCCAAATGCCTTGCATAAGGTAGCCGTCTACATCGTTGGCCGTAAGTACCTCACCTGTCGTGAAATCCTTATATCCTAGTGGTGCTGCCATTTCTATCTCCTTAGTAACTTAAACTGCTTGTGTTTAAAATTCCATACTGTGTGCTGTTTAAAATAAACGAGTCTAAAATAGGCTCTAGCGTAATGAATTGTACGCGCCACTTGTTTGGGTTAATCGTCATAGAAACGCCAAAAATTTGAAGGGTTTTGCTAAGGCTGCTTGAACCTGGCTGCGTGGTGGTAACGGTTATTGGGTCAAAAAAATCAAGGCTAAGAGCTGCAACTATGCCTGCATCGTAATTTGGGGTGTAAAGGTCAAGCACTATGGAATCGCAGCGCACGCTTGTTTCTGCACGGCTGGCAACGTAAGCCCGGGCATAGTCCAAGGCCACGGCATCGGTTTGCATAAGTAAATCGGTTTGGGTGTAACTGTGTAAAAAGTACTTGGCAATACTGGCGGCATTTTCAGCCACTTGGGTGCTGCCACCACTTCTTGTTATATTGGCCTGATTGTAGATAAGCACGTCATTTAGCACCCATGCGGCATCAAAATAAAGCAAGCCAGCCGAGCCATCATCGGTGAAAACTGTAGGGGTAGCGGCAACGCTTGATGACGTTAGCGCCCGATCTTGAAATACAAATGACCCAGTGGCATCTACGTAAAAACTGCCGTACTCACTGGTGCTTATGGTTTGGCAAGCCGCCAACGCTGTACGAGCTGTGCCGGGGTCTGCCTGAACAGTTGTTTGGCCAGCATCTATATCACGCATGGTGCTAGGCCAAGATATGGCATCTAATAGGTTATTGATCCGTGCGCCACTTAATTGGCCTGCGCTTGTTCCACTTACCGTAGAAATCTGTGCATTTTGTGCAAGCCTAAAAGCATCAACGGCTGTAATGGTTGTGTAAGTTACGTTGTCGTTTGATTCCTGCGGTGTAATAGTTTGGTAGCCAGTAATGAAACCGCTGAAAATAGGATAGGTAACACCATTAAAAGTAGCAGTAATTTGTAATTTACGCATGGGGTCTAAAAGGCCAAAATATGGAGATGCTGTGTTTTGTGGGTTAAAGTCTCCCGTTTGATCAACGATTCGCATGGTGCATGTACCAGTTTGAAATTGATCGGCTTCAGCATTACGGCCTCGCCGTGTATTTATTCCATCAACTTGGTTTGATACATCAACAATTAAAGCGGCGTTATCTGCCAAAATGTTAGTACCTAAAATACCTTGATTCAAAATAAAGGCTTGGGCAAAACTCGGCCCAGTTCCAAAGTTAATAAAAGCATTAAGCGTAGGTACTGCCATTACAACGCCCCTGCAAAGGTTGTGCTGTCTCCATAGCGATTAAGTTTTTGCAAAGCACGCTGCATGGCTTCAGTTAAATAATCCTCGCTGCCAAGTGGTGTGTTAATTGTAAAATTATTTACGCTAGGTGGTGAATAGGTAAAGGATGGGTTACTAGGGCTGTAATCATAAATACCCTGTGGGTTGCCTGCTTCCGGCATATTGCTAACCATTGGAGGCTCATAAACAAAGGATGGGCTGCTTGGTGTGTAATTGTAATTACCGCTTGGGTTGCCGATTGATGCCAAGCCCCTGGCTGCTCGCTCTGCTTCTTGTGCCAAATACTTTAGGGTATCGGCGGCTGCCAATTCGGCCTTCATTTTGGCTGCGTTGACTGTGTCTAATTCTGCCATGCGTTTAGCAGCACCGTTGGCATCTTCATCCATAATAGTTAAAAGGCTGCGAATACGCGCCTTTTCGGCCTCATCTTTGGAATTGGCTAGGGCTGTTTCAAGGTTAATACGATCAATGTCAAATTTCTTTTTAAGGGCATCAAGCTCTGCCTGCTTCTTTTTGTCGGCTAATTCAGCCGCAATGAGTTTTTGTTTTTCTTTTTCTGTAGTGTTTTGCTTTTTAATTGTTGCAACTAGTTTGGCACGCTCGGCCTGTTCAACTGTAAAATACATAGATGTGGGGCTATAAGGCGCGTTTTTTAAACGTGCTTCTTTACCAACACTGGCTAGGTAGCCACTATTCATAAATGCGCTAAAACCTTTGGCTAGTAAACCCCCGGTTTTTGTTTCGTTTTTAAATTTGCCAAATAATGTAGATACGCCAAGCAAAGCATCGGATGAACTTTGGGCAAACTTTTCCATTTCCTCTGTTGCCTTAGTAATGCCATCAGCATCGCCAAGCGCTGAAATGCTATCCAATATGCCTTTACCAATAATTTCTTTTACATTGGCAGATGAAACTGCAAGGGCATCCATTTGGCCTGCATAAGTCTTTGTTGCCGCTAGGCCTTGCCCTTTAAATCTAGCCGTAAGAGCCGCTGTGATCTGCTCCATATCACCAGTTTTAAGAATGGTTTTATCTAAACCTGCGCCGAGTCGGCTCAAGGCTGTAGTTTGCCCCGAGTAACCCTTTGCTAATGCGCCGCTAACGCTGGCCAAATCTTTAGTTGTGCCACGCGACACGTCTAAGGCTAGTTGCAGGCCTTTTTGCGCTGTTGTAACTGAGCCAGTGGCATTAAGCAAAGTTTGAAAGGCCGGGCGCAGCTCGTCATCAAGCACGTTGTAGGTGTCTTGCATCCTGGCAATAAAGCCTTCAGTAGCAATACCAGCAAAACCGTTGCCTGTGTTTTGTAATGCTATGGATAGCGACTTGGCGGCTTTCTCATCGGCTGCAAAAGCCTGTACGGATGCCTTACCAAATGCAACAATTTTGCGTACTGCAAACGCCGCCGCAAAGGATTTGGCTAATAGGTTGGTAGTTTTTTGAAATTGGGTGAGTTGGCGTTCACCCTTTTTAAGAGCTGTGCCGTTCCACTTGGCTACGGCGCTTACAACTAAATTTGGCATTATGAAGCCACCCCATACGCGCTTGCTGTGTGTGTAGCGTTAAATTGCGCTACGGCTATATTGATTGCAAGGTTTACCGCGTGTGCTGCGCGGCCTTGATCTTCAGCCCATGCCCGGTAAATAAGGCGGCCACGCTGATCTGTATTGCCAAAACGTGGATCAATAGTGCCACGGCTGCCGTATAACGCCCCAAGCGGTTCTAAAAATTGACGGCCTGCATTTGGGTTTAGGCTGTTCATGTCTTTAGTTGTGCCGCTTGCTACCCGATATTTGCGCTGTGATTCCAGTTTATGACGGCTTGCAACTATGCGAGATGCTGGCCTTCCGTTTGGATGTACGCGGCCTGAAGTTTCAAAGATTGCACCACCTGGGGAATTGTTAGCAATAAAGTAAGCAACCTGCCAGCGCCTTGTAAATTTTGCACCTGCCACTTCGCCTTTATTGTTAGCCCCTTGCCTGTAAACAATGCCAGCCCGGGTTTCACTTTGATCGTATTTAGGGAAAAACCTGTGGCCTCTAGCCGCGGTTGATGTATTGGCTGTTGTCCAACCGCTAAGCATTTCATCGTTACCAGGTGCAAATGCTCGGGCTTTATCACGTACAGGCATCATGGCATTACGTATTTGTGTGTTCATTTGCTTGGCTAGGTCAGGATCAAATTTGCGCATGGCTTTAAGTGTGCCTTGTACGCCTGTGATGTTTACTGGCACTTGCACGCTCCCTTGCTCGATCTCCTAGTACTTGCAGTACTGCTTTAAACATAACCTCATCCATTGCCAGGACTTGATCGGGGCTAATTTTCAACTCAATGGCTAATGAAGCCACCAAATATGTAAATGAACCCCGATCTATCCTTTTGGGCTTTCATCCTCAATTACCTCAACTGAAATAAGTGAAGAAAGAAAGTCATCTCCAAATGGCGGTATAACTTCTGTACGCATTAACGCGTTATGAGCCAACCAGTAAAGATCGCTGTTTTTCTCATGCTCGCGCAACTGCTTATACAGGCCTTGGCCTGCATATTTTTCAAAGGCCACCTCAACCACCGGAGTAATGCTTACGATGCTTTCTCCAGTAGCCCTTACGATTTTCAGCCGTGCCATTGTTTGCCCCTTAGTTAAATGAACCTGTTGTTGCGTATGCAACTGCGGATGTACATGTAAAAGTCATGCTCGAGCGAGCATAATCTTCTGGCCCACCTGTACCCACTGGGGTAAGGTTGTTGATTAAAATTGAAACGGTGTACAAAGGATTGCTTGCACTAATGACGGTTGCTGATGCAGCTCGTACTGGCACGATTAAAGCAGTTACGGATGTACCGTAAGCAGCCTGCAAAGTTGCCTGTACTTTGGCCGCAGCCCAATCGTTCAAGAAGTCTACCTGTAGTGTGCTGGCTTCCAATCCCTTTGCAAAAACATGAGACGATGCTCCCATACTTGTGGTTTCTACTTCGTCAAAGGTTTGGGTAAGCGTAATGCTTGTTACGTACTCGCTTAAATCAACGGTGGCAATTTTCAGGCCAACTTGATTATCTAAATAAATTGCCACGGATTATTCCTCATCCTTCTTTTTGGTTGGTGTTTCGTTTGGTATAGGCAGACCAAGTTTTTTTAAAACCTCAATATCTGCCGGGGTTATCTGTTGATCTGCCATAGTTAGCTCCATGTGGTTAGTACGGTTATTTGTAAATCTGCCATAAGCAGTGTTCCACTATCAGCGTTTAGTACTGTTGGCGCTGATATTGTGGTAACGCTAAATTGGATCGCACTGTTTGCCAGTTTGTTAAATACTGCGATCATTGTGTCCTCTATGCCAGCCAAATTACCCTGGTTATCAAAGGCTGGCACTGTCATGGTAATGCGAAAATTGGCCATTGGCTGTATGGCTGCACCGTTGTAGCGGCCATTGGCAGGCACTATGTACGGATCGGCTGGTGAAACAATTACTGAATTGGCCATAACTGTGGTTGGTGGGTAAGCAAAGGTTTGCCACACGCCATTATTGGCTAAGGCAGCGGCAATGGTTGATCTAAGAGCTGTAATTGCTACGGCCATGACTAACCAACCATCGAATTGGGTGACATGTACGGGGCTAACAAACCTCTGATTTTGCCGATTAATGTGTTGCCCATGCGATAGGGCGATGGATTGAAATTGTCCACACTAACGCCACCAGTTTGGCTAACCTGGCGTGCTTGGAAAATATCAACCGCCAAAATCATAGCGGCCTCGCGCACGCTGGCTGTGTTTACATAAGTAGCGGTTTTTGTGTCTGCGCCTTCGGCTGTGCCATAAGGCAATACTCGCCTAAAATTTTGATTTGCGGCTGTCTTTGCGTATTGAATAAAACTGTAACCCTGTGGGTTTTGCCAATAACTTAATTGCATATTAAACGCTGGCAATATATTAGATGTGCCTGTGCTAAATGGAAGTGTGCCAGTAATTGTGTAAGCGCCGTTAAATGTTGAACCAGCCCCGGCAATCGTTACTGTTTCACCAACAGTAAATATACCGGGGTTGGCCAACATAACAGTTGCAACATTTGATACGAGCGCCGTTCCCACAACAGGCGCAGAATCAAACCAAAGGAAGGAGTTGATCTGATCCTGCGCTGCCTGGCACACCTCATCAAGGGTTGCATCGGTGTACAAAGTGCCAATACCCAAGTTAGCGCGCAATTCTGCAACGGTTACATAGGTGGCTGCCATTTTGTACTCCTTTATTTGTTAGGGTCGGTGGGTCAAAGGGCTAATGACCCACCGACTTCTTAGGGGATTGATCAGGTTAGATTAAAGCGAACAACACCGTTAGGCATTTTGGCAATAGTGGCCATGTAGCCATAAATTGCAACCTGTACCTGCAAATTGCTAACCACATTTACGCTCATATAATTTGTTGCGGAGCGATATACGGTAAACGCTTCAGGTGCAAGAATAATTGCTGAATCGTCAATAGTTGTAGTTGCTGTGAAGTTCTTATCTACGTAGAGATCAAGTCCTAACACATTGCCGCGAATTGAACCTGGCTGTGTTAGCCCGGCTGCGTTCATTGGCTGTGATGCTGAATAAATAGGGCGACCTGTTGTATCGGTTGCGCCCATAAGTAGTTGCCACTGTGAAGGATTGGCAATGTAGTTTTGTGCAAAGTAACCAGTTGCCTGGTAAACCTTTGAAGCAGCATCGGAAGCAAATCCAATAATGCCTGCGCTTGTTGCAGCCTGTGTTGCGCCTTGCTGGCCTGCTTGAATCAAAGCGGATAATACAGTTTGATCCAAACGCTTTAGGTAAGCATTTTGCAACTGGTTGGTTAATTCAGCAAAGAAATTTGGATCGCTGCGCTCGAGGAGCTCGATGCTCAGCGTATTCATGCCACTGTACTTGGAAATTGTGCCTGTCAGATAATTTGTCTCCATGCCGGTATTTTGCACTGCGCCTGCTTCGGCTTCTACAGTAACTTCAGGTGCAACACCTGAGCCACCGCCTGCTGAAGTAACCAATGAAGGCACGTTTATTGTCATACCAGAATTTGGCAAAACTCCCTGGCTGCACGCATCAATCGCAGGTGTTCCAAAACGTGTATTTGTTGGAAACTCTGAAAGATACTGTGTAGGTGAAAATGCCGGGTTGGTTGTAAAACTATCATCTGCTGCGGTTACGTAAAGTTTTGAATCTTCATTACCTAACGCTGCTTTGATTTTATGCTCTGTATATGCACCCATTGAAGTAATAGGTGTACGTACTGTTTGGCTGTTTAATACTGAAGGTCGGATGATTTTGCGAGCTGCTTCTACTGTTGGTGCAGCCACTTCCTCGTTCTGATCCTCATTTGGAGTTTCGGGGGCTGTAGTCACAGACTCCTCGCTTTCTGTCTCGGTTTCGGTTTCGGTTGTTGTGCTTGTTGTCGTACTTGTTGTTACGCTGGTTTTAACTGTTGTGGACATTTCAGCATCCACAACTTCTGCCTGCGCAGCAATACTTTGCACGGCTGCTGAGGTAAATGCCGCTGATTCAACGAGCGACACCTCACGCAACGTAGCAGCCGTCACCAGGAGGTAGTCACCTTTTGGCTCTGATGCAGATACTTCTACACCAACGGATAGGCCATCCATGAGCTGCTCCTGGGCTAGCAAAATTGCATCTGATCCTGCCGTGCTGCGACTTACTGAAAAACTGGCGTACATGCCATCGCGTTTTGATTCAACTGAGCGCATCCGGCCTACAACTTTTGAATTGTCATGAGCCATAAGCAATTTAACTTTATCAACATTAGGTATGTTGATGCTGCCTTCTTGAAAAACAACCTTACCGGCACTGGTGTAGCCAACTTCACCGTATGGTGCAATTTTGCCAGCGATCATGCGGCTTTCGCCATCGCTTGCAGTAATGCTTGCGCTAAACGTTAAAAGCATTTGTTTCTCCTGTTCCGTAAGGGCTCATATTTTCCATTTGGCGTGCAGTTTCTACATCTATTAAATCAAGTGCTAGCATTTTTTCAATGGCATCAAGTCGCGCCATTGTGTCTGCACGTAAGAAAGTTTCATCTACTGCGAACTTTACGACATTACCATGCGCGGTTATATCATCCATGCTAAGACGTTCCTCCACTGCACAGATGTAAGGTTGCAGCGAATAAGCCACATATTCTTTGCGAGAATCCAAAA